AGCAAAGACAGCAGTCAAGAAAAAGATTGCCGAAGGTAAAGTCGAGTGGGAGAACACGATGGCTGATGCTACTAAAGACTCCCTGAAAGATGAAGCATGGACTGCATGTTTTATAATCTTGATAATTGCGGCCTTCATACCAGATTTACAGCCACATGTAGCTAAAGGTATTCAGTTTTTAGCAACCTTTCCTGAGTGGTTACAATGGTCAATACTAGCTTCCATAGGAGCCAGTTTTGGCCTTAAAAGTATTGGTAAATTTAAATCGTGAGGTGTTTATTATGAAAAAACTTTTTAAAAAATATGAAGAACTAAAAGAGGAACATCCTGATATACCTTTGTATGCAGGCGTTGCTATCCTAGTTATCCTCATACTTATTTTATTATGAATTTTCGTTTCGGCAAAAAATCCGAAGAAAAATTAGCCAGCGTTCACAGAGACCTTTCAAGAGTAGCAAGAAAAGCGCTTGAATTATCTCCTGTTGATTTTGGAATAACAGAAGGTTTACGTTCAGAAGAAAAACAAAAACAACTTGTGGCAGAGGGCGCAAGTAAAACAATGAAAAGTAAACATTTATCAGGACATGCAATAGACATCGCCTGTTTTGTAGATGGCGAGGTTACCTGGGATTTAGAATATTATCAAATAGTGGCAAACGCTTTTGCTCTTGCATCAAACGAATGCAAGGTAAATCTTCGTTGGGGAGGTTCCTGGAAAGTAAATAATTTTATACTGGACCCAGAAAATAAGTTTGTCGATGCAGTTCACTTTGAACTTGTAGGATAAAATGAAAGGGACAAAAGGTGGTAATTTTTCTAGAGTAGGAAAGTTGCAAAGAGACAGCAAGGGAAACATATTGACCTGTCCAAGCTGTAATAGCACACACCTAATAAAAGCTGGTAATGATGGTGGTTACAGTTCTCCACAAAGATGGAAGTGTAAAGCTTGCGGTAAAAAAACAGTCAAACCAAATGTCAGCAGCAACTATGAAGTACAAAATCCATTTACAGAAAGTGACTGGGATGATGTTGACGACTTGGTTCAGCAGCGTGTTAAAGTATTTGAACGCAGAGAAAAAAGAGAAGTCAACGAAGAATTTTTAGATATAAAAATTAAAGACACAAAGCCGATTGGCATTTACATCCAGGGAGACCCACACGTAGATGATGACGGAGCCGATATTCCTGCACTGATTGAACACATGGATATTGCAAATAATACTCCTGGAATGTACACTGCGAATGTTGGTGATTTACAAAACAACTGGGCCAGAAGAACAAAGCTAGAAGGATTATGGGCCAAACAATCCACTACAGCCGAGGAAGCATGGGCGCTGACCGAATGGTTATTGCGCTATCCAAGAGAATTACTATGGGTCGTTGCAGGAAATCATGACATGTGGTCTGGCGTAGGTGACCCCGTCAAGTGGATGATGCGTCCACTCAAAACAACCTACGCACCACACAATTTACGCATCCGACTAAAACTACCAAAACACAACGTCAGAGTAAATTGTAGTCACGAATTTAGAGGTCATAGTATTTACAACACAGCTCATGGGATAGTGCGCCATGCAATATTTAATACAAGAGACCATCTTTTGGTAGCAGGCCACAGACATATTTCAGGTTACATGCCTTTAAAAGATGCAAATTCATCAATCACCATGCACTGTCTACAGGTCGGTTCATATAAAAAATATGATGACTATGCAAAACAATTAAATTTACCTAACAAAATGCTCTCTCCATGTGCAGTTGTTATAATTAACACCCATGTAGATGAAACGCACCCAGATTTTATAAAAATATTTTGGGAAGTAAAAGAGGGCGCTGATTACTTGACATATTTACGCAATGATAAAAAATGAAAATTATCCGCTGTATATTGTTTGCTGGGAGGACCATTCCAGTGATGGCGGCTGGGTTAGTTTAGAAGACATAAAAAAAGCAAAACCAATTTTATGTCACAGCATCGGTTACCTGGTAGAAGAAGACAGTAAAATGGTAAAGCTGATAGATACCTACACCGATGACAAAGGACTCGGAGGATTGAACATAATTTTAAAATCATGTATAACTGAGATGTACGAAATTACTATTGAGTAATTCCTCGAGTTGAGCCTAGAATTCCAAGACCCCACCTTTTCACAGACTCTAGGCTCTTTTTTTTAGCCCTTAATTCGTCCATACAGCGATTTAAAATAAAAAGATGGCCCAATGTAAGCAAGCAATATAAAGTGCTGCGTATGGGCCATAAATGAAGCATAGCGGTATATTAATTGTCTAGGAGTCTTATACCTCTATGTTTACCTCGGTCTATCTGTAAATATCCATCAATTTCCAATGATTTTACCATCTTACTAACATTTTGCTTTGTACATCCGTACTCTTTTGCAATCTCTGCGTAAGTGGGAGAGTAAGAATACACATCTTGATACACTTTTACAATATCCAAAACTCTTTTTTTATTTGGTGTCACTTTTTTTCTCCTGAATCATTTTATTAATCGAATTTATAAAATTTATGTACCTACTAGATGAATTTAATTTATTGAACTCAAGTGCAACACCTTTATTATTCTGATAATTTTCCCAGTATTGCTTTGCTTCTTCAAAACTTTGTGTAGAAATAATAGGTTTTACCTCCTTGTACATAGCATCCAGAGACTTGTCAGCCTTTTCCTGGTCAGTTAACACAGTCTTTGCTTCTGGGTTACTCAACTCACTTTCATCACCCTCGCCATCGTTAGATTCTATTTTAAAAGTTTTCATTAAAATAAATTTGATTGCATACGAATACGCTTTCCCAGGCCCTTTATCTGAATTGTCAACCCCATAGCCTACATAATCTCCAATAACCATACTTTCCTGCGGATTATGTACGTTGTAAAATTGTAAAGCCACTGTTGCTTCTGTTCTGTTTCCATTCTGCATGGTTGATTTTACAAACGGAACATAAAACAAACCTAGTTCATGAAGAATTGGAGCGACAATGTTCGTTATTAAATTATGACTTGTCGCCTTGTAACGTCCAATATCAACATCCTTAATATCTTTTTTTTGCTGTTTGATACGATTAGTAGCAAGGTACATCTTTGTCAATAAATTTAAATCTTTGACTTGTATTTCTTTTTTCTCTTGAACCGTAGGGTTCTCTTGTACTACTTTTTTTTTCTTCGTTGTCATTATGTCTCCTTCTTTAGTTTTACTGAAAATCTGCGCCCAATAGTTGGTGGTTCACCTTTAATCGGAACAGATTTTGTTTTTTTTCGTTCAAATTTCGTATGTTTTATTTCGTAATTCTCTTCTCCTATCTTGTAATAACCTGTTTGATACTCACCTAAAATTTCTTTAAGTTGAATTTCTACCTCTTCAAACTGCTGGTTTGCTGCTTTTTTAATTTCTTTTCTTTGTAAATATAATTGTATTAACTCTTTTACTTGTTCGTTGTCTTGTAAATCTATTGCTTCCATACCTTCTCCAGGCACAATAAAACGTGAAGCTTCTGCCGAGGTTGCGAAGGGATATGCAATGTCAGATTTCTTACTAGGGTCATCTAACAAAATTCCTAGCCTGGTCCAAAAATCTGTTGCCATAAAAATAATACGTTCATGATAATCAAAGTCAGCATCGACAGTATCCACCTTCAAGTCCCATCCGTTCAGAAGTCTTAGCAATATTCCATACGGTGCATTTTTGGAACACAGCATTTGTGTTTGCAGCTGCACCCAGTGCTGCGTTCTAATAGGTTGGTCGTAAGAACCACTTAAATTTTTTACTTCGATAGGAACCTGATGGTCACCAGAAAATTTATTATCAAGATTTGTTTCCAAAAAAGCATCTCGACTTGCAGCAACAAAACATTTTTCAATACCAAAATTTTTTAAAACACCTTGAATTTTTTTTGGAACGTAAGATGTCACTTCATAACGACACACAGGCGGGTCAATGTTTACACGCTCAGTCTTCATATCATTTTTATTCAAGTACATATCAATGATTGCATTCTCTAACATGCGCCCAGCAAGCATCTTGTCATTGTCAAGGTTAGCCTGTGACCTACCCATGATTTCATTAAAAGCAAAATCCAACACTTCGTTTGCGGTTTTATAACTGTCTACGCCTTCATCCAAAGATGCAATCATGGATGCGCCCAACTCTCCTCTTAAAAAAGAGGTTTTCCTTCCTGAACTATTATGTGCCATATCTTCTACCGATTACGTTATTTACTGAACTAGGATACCATTTTCTCCCTCTCGCTGTAGGAACTCCACGCTTGTTAAGACCATCTGCAATTTGTGCTAACGATGTCAAACCCACTGATTTTAGTTCCTCAATGATTGGTAAAATATTCTTAGCACGTTCATCTGCATTTTTCTTTTTCACTTCATTGCCGAGTTTGGCAATCTGTAAAATATTTTTGCTACCCAAAGACTCACCTCTCCTTCTCTTCTGTTCCAGTGCCGCTTTGGTCCTCGCTGATATTGTTTCACGCTCCTGTTCTGCAACTGCTGCAAGGATATAGATAGTCATTTTATTTGCTCCTGGCATATCACAGCAAACAAATTCAACATTACTTTTCATAAGCTTGGCAGTAAAATAAACATTCCTTGCCAGTCTATCAAGCTTTGCAATAACCAGCGTTGCATTCTCTTTTTTTGCTAGTGCAATCGCCTTCTCTAATTCTGGCCTATTTATTTTTTTACCGCTCTCCTCTTCTGCAAAAGTTTGCAACAGCTGACCATCCCTGGTCGAAACGTACTGATTGATTATATTTTTTTGAGAGTCAGCACCAAGACCGTCCTTGCCTTGGCGCTTCGTAGATACCCTCACATAACCTACGTATTTATTTCTCACTACTCTTCAACCTCCTTGAATTTTTTATTTTTGTCAAAGTACATATCTCTCTCAATAAAACCAAGATTACTCAACTCGGCCAAGCTGAAATATCCGTACTCTCCATCACTAATTTTTGCGTAACCAAAAAGTCTTTTGCCTTCGTCCATGCTGTAACCGTACCAGTCTCCTGCTCCATACGGGTTAAAATAATGAACTACAATCTTTTCATCCCTGATAGAATCCATGCTGTCAAACTTTTCGTAATTTTTTGCAAGCTTGTTTTCTATTTCTTTAGTTAAAAGTTTCATGATTTTTTCACCTCCCTTCCGCTTGAATTTACCTCTTTTTCACTGAACCCCATTCTCGCAACGTAGAATCTTTTACCGTTCAATTCCATGTAGTCCCCAACAGAACTTGACCTGAACTCCTCACCAAACCTGTCTAAACTCCAACTCTTGCTGAAGTTCTGCGACTTGGAATAAACATCCTCCAACATTGCAAACGGAGGGTATTTACCCTTGTCATAGTAAAAGGACCCAACGTATTTGTCTTTGTCGCCAAAGACATTGAAGAACAACTTAACTTCGTCTCTTTGTTTTTCGTCACTCATATTTCGTCTCCTATAAGTTGATTGCGATGATTGCTGCTGCAATGAACACAGCAGGTATTAAAAGTAATAATGAAATTTTGAAACCCAGAATAATTTGATTGGCTAGTCTTCTTATCATGTTTCGTTCTCCTGTTACCTTATATTTAAATGTTCGCATATCGTAAACATAATGTCAACATGTTTTTTCTTTTAATATTTCCTTAGCCAACTCAATGTTTTTCCAGTCCTCTTCACTATTTAAAATAGTGTTGATACCTGTTGATTGCGCTCTTATCCAAGTTGCTAATTGTTTTTTTGTCAAAGTTTCAAACCACTCTTGCATTGCACCTCCTACTGTAGTTTCTTTTCTTTAACATGACCTTTAAGCACTGCTACAACCTCTGGCTTTTCTAGTTCATAATCAGGAATATAAACTCCATAAAGGTTCATAGGTGCATATCTTGGTTTGTTATATTTTTCATTAATATAATCTTGTATTTCCTGTTGAGATTTGAGTTTATCAAATTTAACATGCAATACTTTCATTTGGTCATTATCATTAATCAAAATACTATATTGAATCATCTTGTGTTACCTCCTTACTTGTTTCTAATTTTTTCATTTCAAGTTCAATTTTTTTCATTTCTGCTTTTAATTTATTAGCAGATTTTTGAGTGCCAAATACTGTTTGAACTACCATTTTATCCATAGTCTGCCTATACTTTTTTTGCAATCCTTCTAATTTTTTATCTGTCATTATCTTACCTCCTTTGGTTTTATTTCCTTGATGCTAACTAATTTATCTGGTTTGGTTTCAACGGCTATTTTTTTCTTACCAAGCTTTTTCAACTTATTGACTGACTTTTTGTAAAGTTTATCCGCTTGCTCCTTATCTTTGAGGTCTTGCAATATATCATCACCTCCAACCAGAACTAATTTACCATCTACAACTTTATATTTTGCTACTGCCATTTACACCTCCTTAAATTTAACAAGTCTTAATTCTGTTGCCTGTGTTTTTGGATTTAGAACCAGCATGAAATGAGCAAGAGTATTCATCCACAATTTTCTAGTGATTCTGTAATCCTTATGTATTTTGTAATAATCTTTTTTAGTGATTGAGACTGAACCGTCCCCGTTGATTTCGTATTTCATTTGTTCTCCTTTATTTCCCATATCTAAATGTTAACTCAGCGTAACTTTAATGTCAACCTAATTTATTCCAACCTTCCATTTTATTTTTTAAGTCAATCTTTGCGGTTTCTAATTTATCTAGTTTATATATCACATATCTTGTGCCATCTTTGTTAGTTTTCCACTCACTGGTAATGAGATAGCCATTCTGTCTCAAGTTAAGAATAATAGCTGATAACCTGGTCGCCTTAAATTTTGTTATCGCTTCCCAGCTAGTTATCTTACCTCTCTTCAACAAATATTGTTTCACTTGCTCAGACTTATTTACCTTTCGTCTTGGCCCTGTACCTTTCATATTGCCTTCTGTCTTTTCCTTCGGAACCATTCTCCTACCTATTGCATCTATCAACACCATTTTATTTCTCCTATATTTGTACGAATCCATAACCTGCAACCACCCATTTACTACCATCTGCTTCAATAATATTTCCTATTGAAACTGAGTGCATTCCACCAATATCATTGATTTGTGGATTTTCTTCTCTAAGCATATCCATATTTCCTACGTAGTAAACTTCATCTAGATTGTCTGCTGTAATGTCAGCAACGTAATCATAATCTCCAGCACTCCATGATTCGTTTGCTAATTTTTTAATTTCATCGTTGTCTGCAAAATCCATGTCTATTTTTCTATGTTGCTTATCAAGTGCATAATGACCTTTCTCATTGACTATTGCTCTCTCTGCCTTATTTAATATTATTTGATGTATTTTATATTTCATTTTTTTCTCCTACTTTTTAATTCAATCTTTGCGGCTTCTAATCTCTGGTTCTCTTCCTCAGTGTTTAAAAAACCCATCATTGAAAGCGCTTTAATCATATTTTTTAAAGCAAAGGTTGGCGTTCTTTTTAAATAATCAAAGTTATTCATTTTTATTTTCTCCTCTATAAAAAGCTTTCATTTAACAACTTGTAATGAAGGTTAGCCCAGTAGTAATCAATAAGCTTTACTGTTATTTCTGCTACGTTTTCTTTATCAATCTTTGCAACTCTTTGGTATGTGTAGTTTCTAAATTCATTGTTACCAAGGAGAAGACCAATAGAATGGCCAGTATCCTCTTGAAAAACCCTAGCCAGCCCAACTATTAACCTGTTTTTTTCTTCTCTGTTAATAGTATTTTCATCAAAAGTTAAGTATCTGTATTTACATATCAACATTTATTTTTCCTTTCTTTTTCCTTTCACCTATAAGGTATATGAAAGTAAACTAATTGTCAACTTATATTATTAAATAAATAATTATAATATGCACTGAGTGCATAAGGGGAATAACATGAAAAAAAGAATCCACGTCAACCAACACATCATACGTAAAAATGCGAAGACAGGGGAGCGAGAACCTGTGCTGACGGTGAAGACTAGCCGAGAGAATGTCTACGGTCACACAGTTGAAATTACGGGAAAGTCCAGGGTTATTCCTCCCCCT